GCGCGGGCCTCTGTTATCAAGTTCGCGTCGTCAAGTTTAGCTGTGGTTCGCCCACACATACACGGAACTTATCCGCCCTCTGCTAATGGGGCTTTGGTTCGACCAAAGGACACCGTGTCAATTTTGCCCGAATGGGCAACGAGTTCTGACTGCGGCACGGAAGGACGTGCTCTTGCATCATAGGCCCGTATACCATGAAGCGCGATGCAGGCGCCAAGGTTCCGGGTAGCAGGTATCAAGCCCTGCCAGTCAGATAGAGTTTGACTAGGTGAGTGTTCCGGAATTTCCGGATAACTGCCAACATAAGCCAAAGAGCTTTCCCTTATTTAACGACGAGCGCTAGATAAGGATCACGGCCCAATCTTGGCTTTGCCGAAAGCGATCAAGGCAAGAACGCCAGCAAACGCCGCCATAAGGATTGCACTTCCAATCTTGATAGCTGCCGAATCCCACCCAGTGCGGAGTTTGCGTATCATTTCCATGTCCTTTCTGATTTCGGCGCGTGTTTCTGGCGCTGTTGCATCAAGTCCAACGAGTTCAAATTCCTTGCGCAGGGCGTCAGGGATAACCTCTCGCAATGCCTCTTGCATGAGTGCTTTTAATTCATCGCGATCAAGCATGTGATGCGCAGGTGATCCGCTATTCGGCATTACCAGCCCTTTCATTCCAATTATTTCGACGCCAGCCCTGCGTCTCGATTGTGATAAAATTTCACAACAGCGCCGTGCTTTGCTTTACACAAAGACAGTGTCGCGCGGTCAGCTCCCCAAAGCCGCTCGACTGATCCAGCCGACAATTCACCAGGCGGGATTCGCACAGGTTCACGGCACGGTTTTTCAATGTCGCCCTTGGGTGCGGCCTTGCCATCGCTCAATTCACTTAGCGGGGCGACCAATGGCGTTGAGGCGCACCCCTGCATCACTAGGCAAGCAAGGGCGATCATTATTGCTGGCGCTCGCATCGGCGGAATCCTTCAAAAGTTTATCGTTTTGCGCGGCAAGATCAGCGATGGCCTGATTCGCGGCCAAGGCTTCCGTCTGTGCGTTTTGAATGACGGCTTCGCGCCTGATGTGTTCCGCATCAAGCGCCGCTTTGTTTGCCGCCTCTTGTGCGGCTTCCTTGTGCCAGAAATGCCGCGTGGTGAGCGTCACGCCTGAACCGAAGGCAACCACAGCGACCAAAGCGAGTTGCCCCGCCTTGGTACCAAAGAAGCGCATAGCGCCGGTGAGAAAGGGGAGAATAAACGGCATTACACACCCTCCTCTTTTGCCTTGCGGTGCCGTTCCCAAATGATGTAGCCAGCGAAGCCAACCACAACCAGAATGAGCGCCACCCATGGCCCCGCCGAAACAACCGTTTCGATTATCCCCTTGCCGGTCGAGGCCGCGTCTTGCACCTGCTTTGCAACCTCAACAACCGGGGTGATTGCCCCCGCAACACCCGCAATCGAGGCCGCGCCAATGGTCGTTGATTTGATCATCGGCTTGCCGGTCGTGGGGTCAGCATCAGCCGGGATTGGGGTCTCAACCTTGGCCTCTGGTTCGACGTGTGGTGCGTCATCACCCATCGGCAACGGATCAACCGGCGCGGGATTGAGAAGCGCCACAGGTGCTGGGGCATTCGCGCGGCGCAAGGCGTCAATGATGCTGCGATAATAGCCCGCGATCAGATTGGCGCGGTCTGTGCCGTTGATGATCCGGCGCGCTCCAACCGGGTCTTCGTGACCGTTGCCAAAATACTGAGAAAGTCGCTTGCCGGTGAATGATCCGGTAATCATTCCCTCGAACATCAAAATCGCGGAATACAACGGAACCATCAACTTTGCAGGGTCAGTCTCAAAATCAACGTCGACGCCAAGAACACGCTTGATGATCTTACGCGCCTTGATGGCATTGGCCCGGCCCGTGTTTTGCACAAAGCCCATGCCGCAAAACTTCGCGCCGTCGCCCGGTTTGATATTGCCAAGTTCCCGCGCTTTGGCCGGACGTTCGCCGGTGATGTCATACATCCGCGTGAAATAGGCTTTGCCGCCGATTTCCTTGATCGGTTGCATGGTGAAATTGGTTTCGTGGACAGTCGTCGCCATCGGATAGGCGAGATGTTCAAGCGGCAAGTCGGGATAATGCTTCTCCTGAACGTCAAAGATCAAATCCATGCCCGCTTTCTGCGAGGCAGAGAGACGGCCACCGAATACGGACTTTTTAACGCGGTCGTAGAAATAGCCACGGTTCATCGGGGCCTCCTGATTCTGGACAATAAAAAACCCGGCACAATGGCCGGGCTTACTGTGTGGAATGGGGTAGATCAGAAGCCCGCGAGCTTGTTACGGAGCGCATAACCTTCAAACGCCCAAATCTTGTTGCGCGCATGGTCACGAGCAATCTTGCGGCCAAGACCTTCATCAAAATTTGATGGGCTGGCGGCAGCACTTTCGCCCGTCACCTGAAAACCATTTTTGAGGGTGAGAGCGCAAATCGTGAGCGTGGTTCCGGGGAAAACGTAATAAGCCTCCCCAACGATCTGAGCATCAATGTGATCAGGGGTAAGGCGCGGCGCAGTCTTTCCCTTGGCTACAATTTCAGCCTCAATTTCTTTTTCATTCAGCATGTCAATTCTTCCTCTACGGGATTGCTCGCGAACCCGGCGAGCGCGGGATAGGCAATAAAAAACCCGCACAAAGCGGGCTATGGATTTTCCTGAATTTTGTTCAGAAACACGATTGACAATAGCGATTAGACCGCTACTATATACATATCAACACGGGGCATCGCCCCACTCTAATGGAGACAAGACAATGACCAATCAGACACCCCACATCAAAACCCGTGCTCGTTTTAAGACGCCTGAGGACGCCTTTAAATCTGGATATTTCTGGGCCGTGGTGGTCAATACCGGAGGGCGCACAGATGAGGACGGAGAAATAATTGGCTTTTACAAGACGAAAGCGGGTGCGGACCGGAGAGCGCAGGGTATGGAGTATGCGGTGCTTAAGACTGAGTATATGGAATGACCCCCGACGATATCCGCACCGCCCGCGCAACCCTCGCAGAAATGTGGGGGTTGCAAAAACCTGTCCCCGCCGCAACGCTTGGCCGGATCATTGGGCTGACGACCAAAAACCCGGGCCAACGTGTGCTTGACTGGGAAAGAGGCGAGACAATTTCAGGACCCGCACAATTCGCCATTCAGGCGCTTTTGGATGGGTACAGGCCGCAAGGACTTGGCGACCACCTCTGATCATACCGACGCCAGCCGCACAGCTTTGCGGCCATAGCCCGTGCAGACAGGCCGCGCATAAATCCCGCGCTCATACAGCGACAAAGCCGCGCATGACGTGCCGTGCGCCACAACGATTTTGCGCAGGTAACGCATCCCGGCCTCAAGGCCCGTCGCGCAATTGTAGAGATTGCCGCCGACGCCTTCACCGCGCGCCGTTGCTGGCAGAACCTGCATGATGCCCCGTGCATTGGCGTGGCTTCGCGCGCTGCAATTGTAGTTGGATTCGACGCGGACAATCGCATGAGCCACAGCTACAGGGACGCCGTGACGTTGGGCCGCGTCCGTGACCATGCGGTGGATGCCGCTATCCCCAACGCGCGCCGCACGATTGCGCGGGCGGGTGGCGATGTTTGAGGGATGGAGTGCCGCGCTTTGCTGTACGAAAAACAGTGCCGGGTTTTCATCCGCTCGGGCCATACCAACGCCAGCGATGACCGACGCGAGCGCGATAGACGCCACGCCGAAAAGAGCGAATGGGCAACGAGTTCTGACTATTGCCGCTCGCATTTTGGTTCGATGTTTCATGATTTTTCCCATAAAAAAACCGCCTCAAGGGCGGCGGTGATTTGATTTTTGTAGGTTTAATCCACTTGATATTGATACGCCCCAACGCTGCCGGGCGAGCCAAAGGCGCGGCCAAGATAATCGCTTGGGAAGTTTGAATCGTAAGGCACGAGAGCGGCGATAGCCGATGTGGCGGCGAGGTCATAATTGCCAGCCGTGAAATCCACGAATTGCGGATCGACGCTCTTTGCTGTCGTTTCCGCTGCCGCGATATAGGCCGAAACGTTGGAATAATTCGTGCTGCCAATCGTAAACGCCGACGAATCCCACGATGCGCCGCCGCGCAACCAATAGTTCGAGCGGGTTATGGTCACACCTTGGCTGGCGTCAACATTAACCGCCTCTGTGCCACTCACCCCAGACCACACAGCCATATTGCCGTCGAGAATATAATTTGATGTATTAACACCCGTTGTGGGGTTGGCTGTGACGTTATGGAGCCGCGCGCGATAATCACTGCGAGTGATAACCGCCGTGTTGTGTTTTGCAAAACCATTTTGCGCGCCCTTAATGCGCAACACATCGGTTGCAATGTCTTTGAAAACATTTCCATAAATCTTCGCGCCGTCGCCTTGTTTATCAACAACGCCAAGGCCCGCATTTGTCACGATATTGCGGCGAATGATCGTATTTGCGCCCGATCCATTAAAAATGCCATGGAGCAGGCCAGAGGTTGCCGTATGATCTCCGCCAGTGATCGAGCAATCCTGCACAACACCTCCATTGAGGTATCCCGAGGCTAGAGCCGCCGCATCGTCCTCGCCAACCTCAATTCCCATCCCACCATCTGAATTGTTGAGAGCAGCAACCCCCTCGACCACGAACCCGCCCGCGTTGATTGGAGCGCCGGGGGTCGCGCTCACCTTGATCGGCACCCCATTATGGCCAGATACAACGCCGCCGATGGCAACAGAGCCGCCACGGATCAACACATTTGGGATATTCTCAACATCAATCCCATAATGAGACCCAGACCCCGTGATGCCCGATTTAATAGTGATGTCAATGGACGCGTTGAGGCACGTAAACGCCCCCCCCGCCGCCGTTGCAAGAGCAATAATGCCACCGTGTCCGCTGGTATTTTGCGCCGTCAACGTAATCGACGGGCCAACAAGCGTGAGACCACCTGCAATCAATGTGCTGCAATAAACAGCCGATTTGCAATCGCCAGCCTCAAATAGGCAATGATCATAAAATGCTGAAACTTTGGCATTCGGCAAGACAACATAAGAGCCATATGTCGTGAAATTTTTGAATTTTGTCCGATAAAAATTCACACTGTAAAGCGTGGGCTGCACGCCAAATTGATGCGCCGACAACGTCGAATTTTTACAATCAAGGACGATCTGGCGCACATGTATCACACCGCCCGTAGACGGATTGGTATAAAGAACACGCTGTTGCGCCGCATTGGTCGTAAGTGCCGCCGCATAAGCAGGCTCCGCATCCAGAATAATAGCTTTTGAAATGGTTTGCGTTAATGCCGCACTATATTCAGTTGGCGCAGCCTCCGACACACCATTCAAGACAATCTTTTGGCCTGCAATTGCGACCGCATGAGCCTTGCTAAAGGTGAGATACGGCGCAGAGCGTGTGCCCGTTCCTGTCGTGTCATTGCCAACAGGCATGCCATTGGCCGCAACCGCCGAGACATACAGAACAGTCAGGAGACGATTGGGGCGCTGGAGCGCCGCCAGAGCGTGAAGGGATGTGCTGTAATACATGGCATTACCTCACGGGCCGGTCGGGCCATTCAAAAGCAGATCATTGGCGGAGGTGGCGAGCAGATTAGCCATCAGCCCGGCGCGCTCAATGGTGTAATAGCCCCAGCCATTGGTGAGCGTGACGCCAGAACCAGCGGCGAAGGTCACAGGGCCAGCCGAGCGCCCACGCACACAAGTGCAGGTAAACGCCGCGCCAAGGCCAGACGGCACCGTGACGGCGCAGGCCGTGGCATGAGTAAAGGTGATTACCTTGTTATGATCGCTGGCCTGAACGGTGTAAGTCGCCGCCGAAATTGTCGCAGATTCGGGCGCGAGGCTGGTGTAGGTTGAGGGCCACGCCCCAGCAGCCTTTGGACCATAAAAACGCTGTAAATCGTTGGCGATGTAAAAATCACCATCCCACCCCGTGCCATTGGGCGGCGCACCCGTGCCATTGAGAACGGTATTTCCGGATGCGCCCACCGGGCCATCATAGATGATATAAGCAGGGCCGTTCATGTCGAATGTTATGGCATCAACAATTGCACCAATAACGCCGGCTGAATTCTGAACATCCGTATCGCCATCTTCAACCTGAGACACGATCACCGGAATAATGCGCTTTTCCGTTGAGCTGGTGTAGCGGATGAGGTCCGCCGAAAAGCGGGACTTGCCCCAAGCTGAAGCCGTGGCCTTGGCCAAGCGGCCCGTGATCTCATTGTTCCCTGTCCCACCAATTGCCAGAGCAAGCGCACCAGATGCCGCAGTATCGAGAACCTCCGCCTTCACGGCATGGGTTTTTTTGTCAACAAACCGGATTTTGTAGCCAACACCGCTGCCATTCATGGCCACAGATGCACCGTTCTTATCGACAAAACGGAATGAGAACACCCAATCTTCGCCTATGGAAAAGACACGAATAACCGGCCCTGTGTTTGACATGGCTATAATTCCTGATTTTTGATGATGAATTGAGACGCTAGAGCGCGTCAGGTGTTGTAGAAAGTCACAACAATACAGCCCGGAGCGCCGACGCCTGAACCGTGGGAATCCTTGGCGAAAGCCACATCAGGCCCATAGGGGGAGCGGGCGCTTGCACAGCCATAACCGGGGGCTGCATCAGTCACAGCCGATAGGCCAAGATTTGCGAGATAGGCGACAAAATCAGAGTCGCTTGCATTTGGCGGTACATGCGCAGAACCAGCCGTTGAGACGCCGGAGGTCACGCTCGAATGAAGGTAATTCGTGCCGCCCTTAGTGAGAGAGCCGCAATCATACCCACCACCACCCGAGCCTTGGCCCGCACCCGTACCGTCTGCCCCGGTTCCAGAGCCATTACCACCCGTAGATGACGACGCAGGGCCTCCGGGCGTTCCATCCGCAGACGTCGAGGCCGAACCGCCACCGCCAGCGATGGCAATGATAGTTTCCGCGCCATAAGCATCAACTTTTGCGATTTTGCAGCGTCCACCGCCCGATGCACCGACGTTGACAAGATAGCCGCCGCCGGGGTTCCCGTAGGTTGTGACGCCTTGGCCCGCATATCGGCGGTGCTGGCTTTTCGGATAGAAGTAAGGGGCCGAAAAAACCTGATTTTGGAAGTTGCCCCAAGCGCCACCAAGGCCAACCTGAAACATCAGATTTTCGCCAGCCGTTACCGCGATCTCACCAGAAACAAACCCACCAGAGCCACCGGCATAAGAACTACCAGCAGCACGCCCGCCGCCGGCACCAACCATTTTGAACGACATGCGAACAGCGCCATCAGGTACGCGGATCGGCACATCATGCCCACATGCCCAGAGAATATGTTTTTTCGGCCAGCCCGGTTGCTGAATAAAGTAAGGATCCCACATCGCCGGATGAGCGCCGCCATAGCGCGCACTGCCAGTCGTTGCCGGGGTGTATTGATCGGACGTTCCCCGAACTGATCCATCCGGCATCATCCATAGATAAACAGCGCCATATTGTGTGAGATAAATAGGCGTTGATGGCGAACGGTTATCATCAAGAAATGTCGGGCGCGTGGCGTCCATATAGGCGCGGAATTCGTCGATATAGATTTTGAAGGTTTCCGGGTACGTAAAGAACCCGGAATTATACATGAACCAATAATCGACCAACGTGATGACGGAGGACATCGGCAATTGGCCGCGACGGATGCGCGAGCCGATGCCGAGTTCCAAATCCTGCCCAACAGCAAGTTTGGCCGCTTTCAAAAGGCCGGAAAATTCACCATTGATGAATTTCGCCACACCATCAGGATCAATCGACCAAAGAGGGACGCCATTCGCATCAACAGAATCCGAGCGGAGAACATCAGAAAGGCGAGTAACGCCTTGCAATTTAAGCTCACCGCCTTCAACAGCGAAAGGCACCTTCTGCAATGCGCCATCAACGATATAAAACGATGACGCATTGAACACGACACGGGCGTTATAAATGCCGGAACCAGTCGATGTCTCGAAAAGCTCAAGCCGCATACCAGCAGAGACAGGAACCGTGGTCGAAGGCGTCGAAACCTTCAATTCAATCGCAGCAGCACCGCCTGTCGTGGTTGATCCTGCCCCAACCGTAATCTTGGCATTCGGTTCACCAGCGCCAACCTCAGCAACAACAATGCCGTTGGAAAGCACCTCATCGATTGCATCGCTGGAAAGATCGGCTGGCAAAATCTCATAGCCCAAGAATTCGGGTTGGAGGTTAATGCCGGGGGTCGTCACGTCGATGATAGACGATGCACCGGGGCGACCCGTTGATGAAACACCATAGAGTTTTAGTTTTACGTCGTTATCGCCAAAACCTGACTTGCGGAATGATGGCTCTTGACCGTTGTAAACCGTAACCCATGTTTCACCGTCATCGTTCGATGCTTGCCCGATGTAAGTTGCAGACCCCGGCGATGGCGACCACGATGCAGACAGAACCAGTTCGGTCACGTTCTGCGAAAGGCTGGCTTTGATGTCGCTGATTTCCGCAGGGATAAGGGGGAGTGTCAATTCAGACGGTGTAGGAGCCGGGGGAACATCGGAATCGTCAACGTCATAGACTTCTGGCGCGTCATTAACGAGCGTGATTTCAAATCCATTATCACCAGATGAACGGATCGATGTCACAAGCCCCTTGAAGCAGCGCGGCTCAGCCGGAGAGAATGAAACAGCCGTGCGCTCAGATCCCTGTGCACGGGTAAGCGCTTGGGTAAGCGTTACGCCGCTAGCAGCTTCATACGCAGCCAACGAACCCGCATCAATGATCAGATCATAATCAGATTCGCCACGGGCAACCGCAACGGGTCCGAACAGCCCGCCCTTTGGTGTGGTGATTTGGAGATAATGAACAGCGCCATCGGTCCATTCTGCCGGGGCAACGAGGCGGATTTTACGTGACGTGATGTTGTGCCGGTCAATCTGGTTTGACTGCCCCCATGATTGAGGCAATTCAGACGTGACGTGGACAAGATTTCCGCGCGAAAGAAGAAGCCCTTCCATCTCGGTTGAGAATGTCGCAGTGATGCGGCGGTAACGATTGACCGCATACATGTGGCGGGCGGTTTGTGTGGCTTTCGGACGCTTTACAATGCCTGGAATTTGAATACGGGCCGGATGCATGAGCGTGGAGCTATCGGCAATCGAACCGACTTCCGCGCGGTCCCACGTTTCCTCATCCACATATTCCAGAATGACGCCATCGGGTGGGATTGCGTCGGACAAATGGTAACGGATGCGCAGCGAATCCGGAGCAATATTGTGATCGGTAAATACCACGCTTGGAATGGTGCGCAGCTCATCGCGCAGGATGTCGAGTTTATCATAGGCGACGAGGGGCTGTGCGAGCATCGGGCGCAAGCACGTTTCAAGCATTTCATAGACGGTTGCCGCGCTCGTGAAGGCATAATCGAACGTATCACCACGCTCGCCTGCCGCCGTCGCATAGGCAAGGAACTTGGTCAGGTCGATTTGAGCCGTGGATTGTGCCGCGCCGTAATAGGTGTTCGTCCAGATATCGAGAGCCGCCCAGATCGGGCTTCGCGTTGCCTGAGTGACGAAAGCCGTTCCGTTCCAGACCGGAAGTTTACGGGTCGCAATGACATAGACTTGCTGTGAATTGAAAGCTGAGAACCGTTGGTCAGCCGCGATCTGGATTGCGAACGTGGTGACCCGCGGGAATGTCGAAGGCGCACCGATGAAAGCCCATGCCGCGCTCCACTGAATGGCGTTGGTGCCGTTTTCCGTGATCTTGGCATCAACGCAGCCGGTGCGGATTTGGAACCGGCCACCGGTAGGAGCATCAACATATTCGGTCAGGCGGTGTGCAACACGGGTTGCGAGGCCGTAGTTTTTGTCAAAGAACCGAACCCATGATGCACCAGAGAGAGGCGCGCCAGCATCATTGATCAGGCGATATTCAGCCACGACATGACGGGTTGCGATCTGCGTTTCGCCCTTTTTGCCCTGTGCAAAGCAGCCAGAACCAAAAATGAAATTCAAGCAAATACGATTTGCGCTCGTCGCAGGAGGATTGAGAGCAAACGGGCCAACCCATGCAATACCAGAGGTTTCACCACCGGGGCCGATATTTGTTGCTGAATAAGGGTCTGGCAATTCCTGACCGCCGACATCGCCGCAAACGGTAACGCCCGTGGGATATGATGTCACCGGCTGACCGGGCGGAACGATCTCGATTTTCAGGCTATCACTGGGGCTGACATAGCCATCGGCTGCCGTCCAAAGCGGAGTTGTGTTGATACCGATTTCTTCGATCTCGAATTCACCGACACCAAGACAATAAAGGCCATGATAGGTCTGCTTATTGTCGAGATATGTAGAGAAACCCGCACCGGCCATATCAGGGGTGCGCTTCTGGCGACCGTAGGCAACAGGGATGATCCCTTGCGGCTTGGCTTGGTTGCCAGAGAGAGAAACGGAGTAAACGTCCTCTTGTTTCGGGGTTTTCGCGCCTGAATTTGCCGAAAGAAAATGGGAAATAAGATAGGAGCCGCCCGCCATGACTAGCGCGCCAAGTATCTGCGCACCAACGACAGAACCAACAGCAGCCGCGCCATAAGGACCGGCGATAAGCGTGGAGACGACAAGAAGAGCCACCATGGCGACGATTGCACCAACCTGCTTTGATCCGCCGCCGCCCTGACCACCGCCGAGGGGAACAGTGATAAAGCGAATGTCATCCGATTTCTTGATGCGGCGATTCCAACCGTTATCTTTGCGAAGGATCGGCGTTGGTGTGGGTTGCGAATAATCAACGCAGATCACGGGCAAGCCGGTTTCGGCCCATTTCGAGCGCGCATAGAACTGCGCAATCGTTTCCCGCTTTGCGGCTTTATCGAGCCATTGCACCCGGCCTTCCGGCAAGATCACAAGCGGAATCTGGGCAGGTCCGCGCTTGCGGGCCACCGTGGCTTTTGTCATCGCTGAACGACCATTCTAATGTTGGTATTGCCGCGCAAACTCAAATTGCTGATCGGCTCGAAAATCACGCCCCACGTCTCGATAGCGTGGAGTATACCGCCCTCTTTCAAATAGATGCCAACGTGGCGTTGCATCTCGAAAGTCCGCATGAATACGATTGCGAGGTCTGTTGGTTCTTTAACAAAGCGCCATGCCTTATGGCTTTCGGCGCTGGCGTTTTGCATGTCCGGCAATTCAATGCCGAGGAGGGTTCGGTAAACCTCAAGAACAAGACCATAGCAGTCATATTCTTTCGGGCCTCTTGCCCCAGCCTTGTAGGGCTTTCCCGCCATAGAGACGAGAAATTGAACCCGCTCCTTATCGGAGAGACGGGAAACGGATACGGTCATAAACTTCACGCATCCCGGCAAGGTTTGCGAGGTTGGCAATGGACGCCGTGCCGGTCACATCGGCAGATGATGTTTCAACGTCGAAAAGCGTCATTTTGAACGGACCCATGCCGAGAGTTGCTGTGCGTGTGATCGTGTTCCACGCATAGACGCGAACAATAACCGTGATCCCAGTATTCAGAGCAACGGCTTGCTCTAGATACGGGTCAAGCTCGCGGCCAACGTTCGTCACTTTGATTTCAAAACTGCCAACTTGACCGTCTGACTGTTCAGGAAAGAGGATCGTGTGCGGTATGGCCTTGAATAGAACGGTTTCGCTCGGATTGAGAGGGGCTGCGCCGTCAAGGGGTAGCATCAATTCTTGGGTGTTATCCGCCGCACGGATTGCGAAAGCCTCGCCATCTTCGACAAATGACGGATGATGGAATTCAACCGTGTTGATCTTGATAAAATGTGCAGGAACCGAAGCAATGGCTTCCTGCATAGCTTCTGACATGATGTCACTCACTGATAAAGTTCCTCAACCATGAGAGAGAAAGAAACCTGCACCATTTCAAAAGCGTAGTGTTTCACGTCAACAGCGGCGTCTTTGATCTGAACGGTTCGTTCGACATATTCCGAGCCGTCGAAAACAGGCATGAGAAAATGCCCCGTTGCTGATTGAAGATCATCTGCCAGAAATCGTTGAAGGGTTTTCCACTGACACGCCTTCATTGCTATTGCGAGCGGCATATTCGACACGTCAGCCGTATAGCGGCGACGTTGGCGGATGCCGCCCGCGTTATTTTCTGACTTGATCGGAGGGCTGAAGGTTTGAGGGATTCCCCAACCCTGCCGAGACGGCTTGTAGGGGACGCCAGCGGGCCATGATGGATAATCCATGATTAACGCCCCTGCCGACGAACGCCGTAAGTTCCCATCATCGCTTTGGACACCTCACCATGCGATGCGATGTCAGACGCGACGGCTTTGCGAATGATAGCGATCAATTGCTTTTCACCATTTGCGCCTTGTGATTCCTGTTGCTGCACATCAACGCCCGCGTAGTTATGGACAATGAAAGATGTCCGGCCACCACCGTTTGAGCCGATTGGCGTGTTCTGGTTTGCGGCCTTCTGTTCACGCGCCATGCGGAGAGACACCGGAATAGACCGGCCATCCGGCAAGGGAACGTAGGCCTCGTTCATGCCACCTTCGCCAAAGAGTGCCATCTGCGGAGAATTGGCGATGCCGCCCTTTGCATATTTGCGCAGGGGAACAGGGCCGAGGTCCGACATGATGCCGCCGTTGGCGAACGGGGCCATACCGGGACCATAAGGGACAGTTCCGCCCGATCCGAACAGGTCGCTGAATATCCCGCTCAAACCACCGCCACCACCAGTCAGGCCACCGACGCCGCCCATGACATTGACGACCCCAGCGTTCACCGTTGCTTGGGCTGCCGTGACGCCCTGACCGGCACCGAACAGGCTCCCAAGAATGGAGCCGAACATGCCGCCGCCTTCCTGACCCATTTTGCCGAACATGCTCGTGGTGAGGCTGTTGACGCTCATATCAATCATCTTGTCGCCAAGACGAAGGGCAGAGGCTTTCAGTGCATCACCGGCGTTCTCACCATGAGCAAGCGCCTTGAGAGGGCTGCTGAGAACATCGTTCGATGTGGAACGGATAAGATCCAGATCAGCGATGCGCTTTTGTTGGGCTTCTTTTGCCTTTTCCAGAGCAAGAGCGGCATCCGTTGCCCTCATCTTGGTTTCGGCAAGACGATCATTCATGAGCTTCATGGCTTCGGCACTTGCGCCAGCACCATAGTTCATTTCGCGAACGTATTGGGCCTTGAGCTTTTCAGCTTCAGCTTCGCCCGCTAGCTCGGATGTCGTTTTGCCGATTGAAGCATTTAACGCCGTTGTCTGGCGCTCCATATCGCCAATCGTGTATTTTGCCGCACGGAACGGCTCTTCAATTCGATTGATGTCAATTGAGTTCAGTTTGTTGGCGACAAACTTATCTTCATCACGGGTAAGGTTTGACTTAAGCGGGGCGACACCATTGCCGTTGATGCCATCCCAATCATTGATGCCAACCTTTTTCGCGCCATACCATGCACCCCAGCCGTTTTTAGACGCCTGAGAGAGTGCAAAATCAATCTGGGCCTGGACGGTTGCAGGGTTGCGCGCGTCAAGGCCGGTCTGGCGAGTAAACACATCACCAAGGCCGGACGAGCCCAGCGCACCGGGCTGCAATCCGCCGTAATGAAGCTGGTAGGGGCCGAACGATGTGCCTTTGTCACCGATGTATGAATTCAGGCCCTCGCTTTTGGCAACGCGCAACGCGATCTCAGGATCAATGCCGTATTTCAGCGAAGCCGATTTGATATATTCAGCAATCGCGCCCTTATCGTTCTGATTTGCAGCGCCACCGGCGAACATCGGCAAAGACGATGCCGGGTTGTTGCCGATCTTTCCGGCCAGCGCATCAAAGGCAACCGAAAGACGATCAGTCGCAGATGTTACGCGGGTAAAGCCCGCAACCATCGGGTTTTGGGTATTGTCGGGCGCGTACTGTTCACGGAACCGCTTTGAATCAATCTCGACTTCTTTTCGAGCGCGGTCATATGAAGACAGGCCAGCCAACTGAAGTTCATCTTGAGACGAACGTAGACGATCAGCGGCTTTGCGATTGCCATCCGCAATGATCTGATTGCGGGCGCGTTCGGATTCAGCCGAGGCGATAAGTTCACTCTTGCCCGCATTGATCGCATCAAGGCGCGCGCGTTCGGCTGCGACCTGTGCTTTCTGGGCATAGGTGTAGGCTTCCGTTTGACGGCTGGCGAGCGCGGAATCCTGACTGATGCGCTGAAGCTCGTTCGCAAAATTCTTGACGCCAAAATCAAGGGTCGCAAAGGCCCGTGCCGCCTGTTCTGCGGAGAGCCCTGAAGCCTTCAAAAGTTCAGGATCAATCAGAGTTTTCCGCATGAGTTCACGGTTATCTGTGAGTTCACGCAGTTTCGTGGCATCTGGGTTGAACGACATGCCGACGCTGCGGGCCATTTCCGCCCGCTGGATTGCTCGAACTTCTTCCTTGCGGCGTTCAGCATCCGCATTGGCGGCGTCAACCTTGGCCTGAGCCTCGTCCATCTTGCGCTTGGCGTCGGCAATTTCGGCATTGCGGCCACCGGGTACGCTTGCCAAAAGGCCGGTGAAAGCACTACGCGGAGCCGCGGCCAGTTCGTTATATTTCTGGCGCTTTTCTGCGAGGTCTTGTTCCGGCGTCGGGCCAAAGAGCACACGCCCGGTCGAACGACCGATGAAGTCCCATGCCGAGGAAGCGCCACTCTTGACGCTTGACCATGCTTCACCCCATTTCGTGGTGACATCAACGGCACGTTGGCCGCTGGCGGCGAACTTCTCAAGCAAGACATTCTGGGCACGGAGCGTATCGCCTTGCGCCATCAGGCTTTGAATGTGCGCCTTTGTTCCGGCATCTAGGAACAACAGCTTTTTGTTGAGTTCGTCAGCACCTTTCGCCGGATCGGCAAATGCCGCCGCCGCCTGTGCCATGGCGTCCGAAATATCTTGGCCGGTTGCCTTGGCGTATTTCTTTGAAGCATCCATCAACGGGACCATAATGGAACCATCAATGCCGGACTGGGCGAACATCGCCGCTGCGTCCGTTGCCGTGCCAATGGTCAAATTCGATTTGGAAGCACCAAGGGCGGCAATCTTGCTCAACCCATCCACAGTCACGCCAGAGGCGCGGCCAACGCCGTTCAGTGACAGCGCAAGCTTGTCTTGACGGTCTTTGAAGTCCGACACGGCAAAGCCAGCCGTAAGCAGGGATGCAGCGATACCAGCCACAACACCAACGGTCCCGGTCAAAACAGGGGAAAGGGTCGATTTGAGCGCGGCAAACGTGCCGCCCACGCCTTTCGGACCCATGCCAAATGCCTGAACGAGATCAGGGCCTTGCTGCATCATGACCTGCATGGCCGATGCGCCGGAGCCGAGCGACGAAGCCGTATTCGACACAGCCGATTGAAACATCATCAACTGAGTGCGGTTGAGGGAATGCGCCTGAATGTTATCGTTCACGGCCTTGGTGTAGAGGTCATGCCGAGCGCGGGCATTATCCAGCGCCCGTTCCTGTGCCGCCGTGACGGTAATCCCTTGCGCGCGCGCTTGGGCCACCAGCTTTTCACCGCGTTCGACCTGTGCCAGTGCCTTTGCCGCCGGGTCCATAGCCCGCGCATAGGCATCAAGCTTGTTCTGTACGCCCAGAACAGACTTTGCCACCGTTTCATTGACGGAGACGGTCGAAAGGGC